TCGATACTCCGAAAAGTCGTTTAGGGTGTATTGGGTACGTGGTGAATTACGGGAAGCCTGATCTGATACGTCAGGCTTCTTCTTTAAAATGAATGAAATTTGTGCTAAATTTGAACTCATATTCATTCCACCTCGTAATGGATATAGGAAAGCCTGGGATATGAGCCTCAGGCTTTTTCTTTTTCAGGGCCTGATGTATATCTTTTCATTTGTTTTAATGCTGCTTGATCTACAGCTGTCGCCAATTCAATTAGATGCAATGTCAATTGATGGATCTCTTCATATTCTTGTGGTGTTACTACACCATCCTCATACGCTTCATAGACAGCTTTGTTAGTCTTTCCTGACTTTATGTTGTGCTGCATCATTGCTTCAAAGATTGACAATTCGTGGTGTTTACTGCGGTCACATGTCACAGGAACTAATGCAAAGCCAAGTTCATGAGCCCAAATTTTTAAAAGCGCTGGGTTTTGGGTGTAATAAAGAATTGCTTCTAACTTTTTAATACTGGGTAAATGGTTGGGCATATTGATATTTGCGTAATTGCAAATAGTGTTATGTGAATCCCCAAGTACCTGCGCAATATCTTTAGGCGTAAATCCCGGTGTATTACTTATCATTTGCCAAATTGCGTTTTGAGCTTCTCGGCTTAAATTAATTTCCATATGTGAATCCTTTGTATTTATTCACGTTTAATTTTGAGTTCTAAATGTTGATACTTAGTTCAAGGCTGTTTCTATGCCATTTGATGGCGTGTAATTGGTTCTTTCCCATTTGCTAAATCTCGAATTTGGTATTCACGAGCTAATGGGATTTTGTTTTCTGACCATTGATATATTGCTGATGGCTCAATACCCAAAAGCTTAGCCAGCTCTACCCCATTAACCCCAAGCAAATCCAATGCTTCTTGTTTGGTCATCACTAACACCTTAAAAGTAAGATTTCTTATTATTTAATCAAAGAAAACTTATAAAAGCAATATGTAAGATAACTTATATGGAAAAACAATCTGCTGGTCAGCGCATACGTGCGCTTAGACGTTCGAAAAAATTAACTCAAGTGCAATTAGCAAAGATTGCTGGTGTAAGTTCGCCTGCAGTTACAGAGTGGGAAAAAGACAGTTATCTACCTAAGGCTGCCTCACTAGAAGCCATGGCAAATGAATTTGGTGTTACTTCTGAATATATTCTTACTGGCAAGGGGGGTGAGATTAAGAACCAAAAAAACGCTATCCCTGTTGTTCCTAAAATGGCTCCTGTTCTATCTTGGGTGCAAGCTGGTATTTTCACAAATGTAGAATCAGTTGATATGTCACAAGTGGAGGATTGGCTTCCATTACCCGATGATTGCGATAAATGCTTTTTTTTGAAAGTACAGGGATTGAGTAACTACCCTACCTTCCAAGAAGGAGATTACATTCTTGTTGACCCAACAGTTCAGTATGATGAAATGCAATCTGGAGATGTAATTGTTGTAAGAAAACATGATGAAGCGACTTTCAAACGCTTAGTTATTGAGACTGATAACTCAAGATACTTACAGGCTTTAAACCCTGAGTTCAAACCCAATATAATACCTCTTGATGAAGAGTGTGTATTTGTTGGGGAGGTTATTGATTCTATAAGATATGTATACAAATCTAAACGTAGATCCAAGATTAGGAAAAGTTGAAACTGAGGCCTAGTGCAACTTACCAATCTGCTCGTCAATTTTGGCGAGCTGGATAATTAAGACTTCTTAAATACAAAGAGAAAATAATGATCGCAACACTTAATAAATACAAAACTGCGCTAACGATTAATCGTCAAGAATTTAAATTAGCATTAGGTAAAATTGGTGCTGGAATTGATAAACAAATAGCCTCACTTAAAAAAGCCAAGCAAGGCTATGATTCTGCGGAAATAGCCCGTGAGGTCATTAGTGAGGCAAATATCTTTGAGGCCATTATTGAGGGTTTTAACGAAGCGGAAGAAACCAATCTAAAGCTGACTGACATAACCAATATTGAAGTGGCACAAGGTTGGATAGATGAATTTTTGGAAAAGTATTCAGAGGCATAAAAGCCTAAAGCTATTTTTAATGGCTAAATATATAAAACTGCGAACCCACTGTGTGGGTTTTTGAATTGATTAAATCTACTTTTTCCTTTCAATACAATTTTTAATAGCGATTGATTTTGCCTTTTCAACTACCAATACTTGATTATCTTCATTATAAATACTACGTAATTTATTAAAATTTAAAAGATACATCCAGTAAAATCTTGCTAAGTTCTTTTCCTCCTTAGTTGTTGATTTTTCCACACGATTTTTAGCTGTAGCAATCAATTCATCTATGTGGCGACTTGTATGCAAATCAGCCATAGCTTTTCCTGCTTCATAACCGATTTCATCACAAGTTAAATTGTCAAATATGCTACTACCAGCTACTGAGTTAGAGCTTATGAATAGGAATAAAGAAAAATAAAATACTTTCATCTTCTAATAATCAATTTTACAAGTAACTAAATTTTAGCAGAGTTTTTACATCAAGTATTACCAAACGTGTGTGGGTATTTTTTGTTTTTTAAATCATAAATAAAATAAGATTTCTAAAAAAATATAAGTTTTCTTAGATTTATTATTGACAATAAAACTAAGTTTTCTTATATTTGTCTCACAGACAATAAAAAAGCACATTGGACCTCTAAATCAAATGTGCTTTTACTCAAGCGAGTGAGATAAGTATGAACACAAATCCTAATTCTATCAACCCTGCTGTTACACATCGTGTACAGCCATCTAGCTTTATTAAAGTAGCAGCAATCAGTGGTTTATTCACAGTAGGCGTTATCGGTCTTACATATGATCAAAAAGCCACTGAATACCAACCTGCAGTAGTAGTTCCTAACACTGCCCCTTCTTCATATAGCATCCAAGCACTAAAAGTCACTTCTAATTCATCTGGCATGGCCGTTGTTAAACTTGATAGCTTCTTACTTAAAGTTAGCTTTGATTTTGAAACTCATCCCGATAACTACGGAGTTCCTGGTTCCGAATTTACTGCAGTTGATATCACCAACTTAGCAATTGATGAGATCCAAGACATCAATGGCAAGGAATATAACGACTTCACAGATTACAACGATCACCGAAATATCAATCAGATAATTATTGGCTATATCGAACGTAATAAATTAGTGGAGGCTGTCTGATGAATACAACTCTCAACACTAAAAATTCACGTTTACATGTTTCATCAGCGCTGAAAATTCAACCGTCAAGTTATGGCGCAGAGACACTTGAAAGCCCTGTAAATACTAGAGGTTCAACACCATTTACTAAGAGTGAATTCCCAAAAAGTAAACGTATTTCTCCCAACCCTATCACCCTTCAGCAAGGTGTTAAAAGTCGTGAATTCACAACCCTCAAAACAACTCAGTTTGTGGAGCCAGTGATGGAAAAGAAACGCTATAACACCCCTTTCGCGCAATTCATATGTAAGGACGTGAACGGTTATTACAACTTGCGACTTGGTCCAAAAATTTACTTGGTCAAAGTATCGTTAAATTACACTCCTGATTTTGACGCAGAGTTCTTTGGTGGTGCTAAAGCAAATCCTTTTAATTGGCATTCGATTCTAGTTAAAGAAACTCCTGACAGTATGCCTCGCTCTATCACGGACGATGAATTAGCGGTGAGCTGGCTTAAGAGCAATGTTAAGAAACTTGTGAATTACCAACGTGCAATTAAACGCAGTGCCAATACTCAAAGCCCACGCTATAGCAAAGAACAACGTATTAATTACCGTAACTCACAGTACAACGGCGCTTAAGGAGAATAAAAATGAATGCAGCAGTGAATCAACAAGTAGTTTCATCTACACAAAATACGTTACAACTCATTCAACTTGAGTTAAAAGCGCCAAAAAGTAAGAAGAACACTTTCGGCAATTACAACTATCGAAACTGTGAGGATATTCTGGAAGCAGTTAAACCGCTTCTTCAGAAATATGATGCCTCTCTGGTTATCACAGATGAGGTTCAAGAAGTTGGTGGTGTAGTTGTTGTTACAGCAAAAGTAATTTTTACAGATGCAAGCGGCAAAGAAACTACTGTTAAAGCTCATGCTGGTGTTGAAATTAGCAAGAAAGGTATGGATGTGGCTCAGACATTTGGCGCATCCAGCTCATATGCCCGTAAATACGCGCTAAATGGCTTGTTCTTAATTGATGACACCAAAGACTATGACTCGGATGAATATCATAACCAAGTTAATCAGGGTGCTACACGCAATAACAATCAGCAAAACTCAAGACAGGCTCAACAACCGAATCGCAATCAAAATAACCAAGCTAGTGGCCAGCAACAAAAGCCATTGGCCCAGCGTTATAACGATGCACTTCTAGCTATAAAAGATGCTAAAAATCCTCAAACCCTTGATAAAGCAATTAACACATTCAAAGGCACTCAATACGAGTCAGGTATATCAAAAGCCTGCCGTGCTCGAGCAGATCAAATGGGATGGAATGAAGCGCCACCGATAAACCAAGTTCAACAACAAAATCAAATGCAGCATTGAGGAAAATAAAAAATGAATTTATTAAATAGTAATGAAGCATTTTCAGCACTCATGGCTGGTAAAAATATTATGTGCCGCGCTGTTGGCGAATTGATGGACTTTGATGACTTAAATCAATTCCCTGCTACGATTTTTGCTTTACCTGGTTATGAGTTCTGTATCAAACGTGAATCTTTAACTTTGGCAGATATTCAATTTACTAAGCCAGTAGAACCACACGATCTGGAGAATGGCCAAGAAATCTTTATTGTGATGCCAACATGTATCTTGCGTACTAAATACGATTCAGAACATGGTGATATATGTTTGAGTGTGGCAAATGGGTTTGCTCAATTAGATGCTGAAAATGCACAGCTGCAGCTTCAGGCATTTGGTAAAACATTTGGCAATATGATTACTGAAATTGAAATTAAAGACGGTTTCAGTGAAAAGCCTAAAAAAACTCGGACTCCACGTAAAACTAAAGAAGCTTTTATAACTGAAGATACCCCAGAAATTGAAACAGATCCTGCCTTAATAATTGATAAATTTACAGCGAAAATTGCAAACTGTACTACAACAGAAGCTGTACTTTCATTACGCCCGGTGTTTTTTGCCAATGGTCATCTTGAGCGTGAACATACTCAACATCTATGCAAATTGACTGAGAATAAGTTGATAGAGCTTGATCCTGAGCAATATGCACCAAAACCAAGTTACATTGATCATCAAATTTATATAGATGGCATTAATGCATGTGTTTCAGAGGAAGAAATTAAAACCACACTACATGATTTGAGTGATCAAGGTTTTAGCGAAGAACAACTCTCAGAAATTAATCTTGCAAAATGTTCTAAACTTGCTGAGTTTCAAGCGACTGCATTAAAGAATATCCAGAATAATCAATATGAAAATCTGTTAACAGAACTAATAGAATGTGCTCAAAAATCAAAATCGCCTGCTGAAGCTAATGCCTTGTATAAATATACGGTCAATTGGACTGAAGAACAGCGTAAGCCATTGATGGATGCAATTAATAAACGATTGAGTGAATTGGATGCGACTGCTACACCTCCTGAACAGCCACCTTCTTTAGCAGTTCAGATCCAAAATGCATCTGATTTAACAGCTTTGGATATTTTGGAAATTGATGTTGCAGGCCGACATCTGGATATTCAACCAAAATTAATGGGACTGGTTCGTAAACGTCGATTTGAGCTTGAGAATTCTGGTTCAAAGGTGCTGGAAAATGAAATTTAAATATTCTTCGGTCACTAGAAACTTAACCGTATTTGGCAACCGAATGACCCACATATTCAACAATGTTTCATTTTCGGAAATAGACAGTTTAATTGCTGACGCTAAATTTAAAGAAGCAGTCTGGAGATAAAAAAATGAATACACCTATAGATTTAAATTCTATTTTATTTGCACAACTTGATCGTTTAAGTAATCCAGATCTTAAAGGCGATGACCTTCAAGCGGAAATCCAAAAAGCCGGTGCAGTTGAAAAAATTAGTAAACAGGTTATTGAGAATAATAATATGCGCTTAAGTGCTGCCAAGCTTGTTGCTGAACATAAGGGATTGAAAAATATCGATCCAATTGAAGTTCCTCAAAACCTGATTGGGTGATTTATGTCAAAAGGTACTGCTATTAAATATACCCCAGCTCAATTGGATTTTATTAAATCAAATTGCATCTTGGGGCGAAAAGAGTTAACTGAAAAGACTAATACTCTATTCGGTACATCTTTTACTGTTGATCAAATAAAATCCCTATGTACGAGAAAAAAATGGAGCACAGGCAGAACCGGTTGTTTCGAGAAAGGTTTAAAGCCTTGGAATACTGGTACAAAAGGCCTTACTAAAGCTAACAAAACCAGTTTTAAAAAAGGTCGGCCAACTTGGAATGCTAAGCCCATCGGCTATGAAAGAATTTGCTCTAAAGATGGTTATGTTCTGGTTAAAACATCTGAGCCAAGCGTGTTTGAATTAAAACATCGAATAGTTTGGGAAAAGGAAAAAGGCCTTATTCCTGAAGGCTATGTGGTGGCCTTTAAGAACCAGGATAAAACAGATTGTCGAATTGAAAATTTGATTCTAATGAGCAAGGCCGAAATGGTTAGATATAGTCAAAGCTATTATGAATTGGCTACACCAGATAGCAATGAATCCTGCCTATTAATGGCTAAGATCAAAAATATGAAACATCAACTACATAAGCAGGTGAAGTAATGGATATAGCAAGTTTAAAACTTGAAGGAACACCTGCAGAAGTTGCAAAACAACTGTTCCAGCAAATGATTGGACCTATGTTTGAGCATCTAAAAAAGACAGATCCACGAATGGCAATTGAATTTGGATTTTGCATAGCTGGTAATGCGATCGCTAGTTATATGAACAGTCTTGATGATGTTAATCAAGCTGAAAGGTTAATTATAAAGTCTACTCTTTCTATGGCTAATGATATTAAATGCTCTAGAAAGAAAGCTTGTTGAGGTGATGAAATGGGTGTATTAAATATTGATTCTGAATCTCTCAAACATTTAACGAATCTTGTTGAGAAACTTGTTAGCCAAAAAGAAGAACGTAGAATTGGCCGAGCCGAATTTGCTCACTTGCTGAATATAGAACCCGAAACTCTAGACGCCAGAATTAGAGAAGGACGCTACACGAAGCCATTTAAGGATGGTCGGAAGAGTTATTGGTTCAGTTCATATGTCCAGTCTGTAATATTAGATATAGATTCAAAAAATAAAGCCACTTAA